AAATGCAAATCCAAAGTCGGACAGTGAGAAAATAGATATGTATTTAGACATAATTGACAGATTTACTTCATCCGTCAATGCTGGGGACAATCCTACACTGCCTGAGAATAATGGGGGAGTGTCTATTCAGACTTTTTACTCTCCCCAATGTGGAAAGTCAAACATTAACAACCATAGCTTAGTAAGCGTCATTGAGTATCTTAATATAAAGGTAATAATCCCCGGTGACAACGAGTCTTCATCTTGGAAAGAACTGTTACAAAATGAGTATTTTGTAACTGCAATTAGTAATGCGGATATCTTTATGGCTTCTCATCATGGACGAGAATCAGGATACTATGCAGAATTGTTTGAACATTTTAAGCCTGATTTAGTTATTGTTTCTGATGGGTCTGCAACTTCTACTTCTGTAACTAACAAATATAGTCAAATAGCAAAAGGTTGGAAAGTATTCAAGAGGAGTGACAATAGTTCGGAAATAAGGCATTGTCTTACAACGAGGTCCGACGGTACTGTTACAATTAAGATTGGTAAAAATGCTGGTACAGACAAGTGTTATCAGAATGTAACAATTGACTAAAGCCTGATTATTAGGCCTCAGCATTAATTTGCTGAGGCCTTTTTTTGCTATGCATGTGCATAATATTAACTCCCGTGATTATAAGCCGAATGGTCTAAATCGTAACCAATAACATGAAAGACAGGGCACTTACCTTTTCTAATACCTATAATTCTACTATCTTTAAATCTAAAAACACAAACTTTATCGTCGTTGGATAGTTTAAGATCTTTAGGAGAAAATGTTAATTGCGAAAACTCAAATGTTTCAAGTCCTCCCTGAAGTTTACTTAATGACCCCCAATGCATCCAACTTCCTTGGCTTAACTTTTCAATACAATCATAAAGATTTTTCTTAGATTCTTTCATAGTATTTGCTTGATTAGCACCGTAATAATTAAAATTATGACCTGTACGAGTGGTTAAATGACGAAATGAAAAAGCGGGGTACTGATCGCAGTCCCCACCCATCATAGCATCTTGTTTCACAGCCGTTTTATTGAACTGCGGTTTTTTGGCTTTGTCCTTTATCTTGCTCATTGCTTGATATACTCCTCAAGGAAAAAATCTTTTATCAGAGATTTTGGTATCTCTTCACATCGCATTGTTTCTATCCAGGGGCGTTCCTTATGGGTCATATCTCTAAGCTTCCATGCAGAATATTGGGAAAAGTTATTATATACTTCAATTAATAAATTGTGATCTTCGATTTCAACGGAAGCAAAATCAAAGGTCTCATCGAAATCAATACCAGTAGAACCATAACCTTTATATTCATGGTAAACAGATTCTACCACTGGTCCGTGGGTCCATGCCACAATAGGGTCCTCAAATAATGGGATCCCATCATTGAAACCTAAAAATATCCCTTGAGCATAGTATAATAATTTTTGTAATTTTAAGTTTGAAATAGTATCAGCATCGCTTTCGTTCATGATAGAACGATTATAGGCCAAAAACCATTTGGCGATATGCGAAGCACTGTAGATCATTAAGACACCCCCTTAACAAACATTTCTGTATTATCAGTCCTTATAGTTATAATAACATAGAAATTATGCCATTTGTTAATATATTTTATACATTTATGTAGAATAAGGTGAGGTAAGACTGCAAAAAATGGAAGAAAGTTTAAAAAATACGCTTGCACGATTAGCAGTAGGGCTTGGGGCGAAAATAGATGAATTGATTGGAAAACCCTAAAGTCCTCATTGAGAAGTGGGAGCTTTCTGTTTTACTAATGCTTATTTACAACAATTTTCTCATAAATTATATGTAATAATGGGGAGTATATTTTATTTCCTTTGATATTTTTCCCATCTACCTCTTTAATTCAGAAGGGGAAGGTATGTTTCTAATGGATACTAATTCTTATAATACAGTTGCGTTAATGTTCCAATTCCAAACTACATTAGCAGCTTTCGGGCTGCTAATTTTCTACATGACCAATTCGAAAAAACGCGGTTAATGCGTTCGTGAGGATCTAGCACTTAGGAAAAGAGAGTTGCACTGGATAAATTAAGGTGGATTAGTCATCCGCGGGATAGTACTAATGATAATCGAGTTACTGAGGTGATCTGAAATATCAAGTGCAACAACCTTATCTTCACAGTGTTTTCGGTTTGTGGTAGAATGAATTGCAACTGTAATTTATAAAGTATTCAGAGGAATAAGCCAAGCCTTCGGGGATCCAAACATCAATTAATCTAAAAACTAAAGTGTGTCACAATACTGCAAAAAGGGGGGGTTAATAAAAACTGAAATCGTATACGATTTCAGAGTCTGATTCGACAGACACGTTTCATCGTCTTACGGATAAGACGAAAGTGAGCCAGAAAGAACACTAAGGAATGACTATCCTTGGTGTTCTTTCATTTTAATTTTAATGATTGGAGCACCATGAAAATTCTAATGAAACCAATCACAGTCCTAGCGCACTTCAACAACGACGGCCCTCATCCGCTCCGCTTCAAGCTCGCCGGCAAAGAGATCAAGGTCGAGCAGGTCGTCTCAGTGACCGAGGAGAAACTGGCCGGCAACAAGATGCTGAACTTCAGGTGCCAGAGTAAGATTAAGGGAGAGTTAAGGCCGTTCGAGATTAAGTTTGAGTTGGGTACGTGCAAGTGTTATTTGTGGAAGATGTAAGACAAAGTAAAAAGGCGCTCAGCTTTAATTAGCTGAGCGCCTTTTCGCGTTTGTAGGATTGTTTACTCGTCTGAATTGTTACCTCACGTAGGGTATGCTATAATTGCATTAAAGTTCAATGGTGAGGGGGGAAAATGATGTCTACGCCAATCGGAAAAGTCAAAACTATATTTGAGATGTCACCCGAAGAGAAGGCCAACTTCGAAGCGGTATGTACGGCTCAGGGAATAACCAAGATTGAGTTCTTAAGAAGGGCTATTATGAAAGCGGAGAAGGAGGAAAAGAAATGAGAGACGGCGAACCGTGCAATCACCCAGGGTGTCTAAATCACATCTCACACCCTTGCGAGGCATGCGGAAGAATTGGGGGTAAAACCGAGAAGCCCCTGTCCAACAAGCTAGAAGACGAAATGCTACTAAGGCCAGACGCGGGTAAAAAGATAGATCTTATATTAATAAGCCCTGCCTGTTTCCATGAGCTGGCAGGAGAAAAGGGTATTGAAGATAAGTTATTTCTGCATGATCATGTGTATCATACGTTTATTGGAACACCAATTTTGATAGATCGTGGGGTAGATACTTGGGAGATCAGAGAAATGAAGGACGAGAATAAGCATATGGATATAGATTTCCTGAAAAGAACACGCCGAGACGGTTGGAAAACGATGTCTTTAACTGAACTATTGGGACGTGACATAGCGATAAAAGAGGATGAACTAAACTTTAATTCGCAGCATGAGTTTAAAAGGGTTCAGAGAATACTTATCAACATTGACACATTTAATGAGCTCGCAAGCGAATGTCGTAGACACGTGGATCTGCAAATTCCCGAAGATGGGAATATTACGTTTAGGGGTGTTTCCGTAGCAAGAACTCCTGACGTTAAGCAGTGGGAATTGTGGGGTTAATGCTATGAACGATAACTCATGGAATGGCTATAGCTCAGCCCAAATGAATGACCCGATTATCAAAGCAATTCAGAAAAAATCAAAGGAGCAGGAGGAACAATTAGAAAAAGGATTGCGTGATAAGGGCTTGTATTCTTATCATCCCAAAACTCAGAGTGAAGTAGAGGTTATGAGCAAATATCATAATCAAATAGAGGATATACACTTTAAATGCACGATGGATGTACTTAGATACCTACAACTGAATAATACAGATACAACGACACCCCACATACTCAGGTGAATAAAAACAAAAGGCCTCTTACTCGTAGATGGGCAAGAGGCCTTTTTGCGTTATCAGAACTGTAAAATTCAACCTAATATTGCAGGCGGGGATGTCCCCTAAAAGTGATTTTAAAGGTGGTTTTAACCCTTTTCGATTAAAACCACCATTAAAATCACCATTAAAATCGCTAATTAAAATATAAAGCCCTTGCACGCCAAGGGTTACAGCCATTCCTAATGGCAAATATGAAAGTGATTCTGCCAGCGATTTTGCACCCTAAATATACCCCCTTTTTCACCTGCAGAATCACTTGCAGATTACCCCCGTCAGCATGGCTCGCAGAGCAAATGCGAGAGGGGTCCTGGATCAATAAAAATGCCCTGGCTAAATTAATAGCTAGGGCATTTTTTGCGTCTATGCAATTATTTTTCCATTAATCGTTCTGCGATATAACGCTAATTGTATTAGTCC